ACCCCAGCCCTAAAGCGAGGTCGCTCAGTGCACCACCTGTATTATTCTCGAGCGTTTCCACTGTGACACCCACCAACCCCAGCCCTAAAGCGAGGTCGCTCAGTGCATAACCTGTATTATTCTCGAGCGTTTCCACTGTGACACCCACCAACCCCAGCCCTAAAGCGAGGTCGCTCAGTGCACCACCTGTATTATTCTCGAGCGTTTCCACTGTGACGCCCACCAACCCCAGCCCTAAAGCGAGGTCGCTCAGTGCATCACCTGTATTATTCTCGAGCGTTTCCACTGTGACGCCCACCAACCCCAGCCCTAGAGCGAGGTCGCCCAACGCCTCCGTGTGTTGATCTGTTTCACCATCCGCGCCATCCGCGCCATCCGCGCCATTCACGCCATCCGTGCCATCCGCGCCATTCACGCCATCCTCGCCATTCACGCCATCCGTGCCATTCACGCCATCCTCGCCATTCACGCCATCCGTGCCATTCACGCCATCATCGCCATCCGTGCCATTCACGCCATCCTCGCCATTCACGCCATCCGCGCCATTCACGCCATCATCGCCATCCGTGCCATTCACGCCATCCTCGCCATTCACGCCATCCGCGCCCGTCGGGCCGCCGTATGTCTCGAGCGTCTGAATGCGATCTGTGTTGCTCGCCAGTGCATTTTTATTATAATTCACTCGCAAGAATAGTCCGGTTGCGTCAGAGTCCTGCGTAGCATCTACGCCAAGTGCACCAGCACTCGTCTGGAGCGTTTCAAAGACACGTGCCTCGACTGTTTGAAGGAGCGATTCAATTATATTTTCAGAATTCGACAATATTACAGAGTTCACATAATTTAAATCTACATTTCTGTACGGGTTGTTGCTTCTTCCAAACGCTCCACCACTGCCTTGCATTGTCTATCACACTCTTAGAATTAATATATAATAATTGACCTAAATCCACATGTACGAACACACAACCCGTTCCATCATCCATACTACCAATTTGTTTTAATAAGTTGCATCGATGAGATCCATGGGGAGTACCGAGTAGTACCTTCAATCGCTGGTGGGTGTTCAAACTCAAACCGGAAGAATCGATATGTTGCTGAAAATGCCATCACCTTTTCAATTGCATCTGTTGTAGTAGGTGACGTGTCTACTGTCAATGTAGCAAATGTAACCCAATCATCTGCAAGCGACAATCGGCCCTGTAAGCGAGTAACTGGATTGATGTAGCCATATCCCGGAATTCCTCCCATGTTTGCAGATTCATCCGGTGAGAGATCTTTAGGTTTAAACTTAAAACCGGTGAGTTTTATTGGAGCCCCAGCGTCAAACTCTACGTATGGTGTTACATCACCCCCTAATATCCTTGTGTTAGTTTCCGGTCTACCATCGAAAAGGTTATAAAACGAACTGATTAAATTGATAGGCTCCTGACTATCCCAAGCTACACCACTTTGACCCGGCGACGCATCGGTAATTACAAACGACTTCGAATCATAGTAGGTATTAACATCTGTGGAGATATTCGGATCATATGTGTTGGACATACTAGTCGACACCATATTGGCAATCCGCTCAAATAGGTTCACGTTAATAGTCGTGGTCATGTTGCTGTACATCACACTCTTAGAAAAAAGGTAGCAATTGTGAAAATTAACCGGCCATAAAAACCGCTTGTGATATGAGGGTTAAACATACTGCCAATCATTACGGTGGTGAGAGAAACACAACCTGGCTTATCGATACCAGATCTATGTTAAATCGTTTCGTTAATTCAAACCGCCAATATTGCGACGTTGTCGTCATGTTGTCAAATCTGATCAAAATTTCAGCGTTTCCATTAATGTCATCATTGTAAGCCCTCTCTCCTACGAGATGCCAGTTTGCATTCTGAGCAGCGTCATATTTAAGATGAAATGTATTGGCCCATGGTGAAGAGTAGACTTTGAATACGTACGGCCATCTGAGTTTCCAATCAGGATTTTTGAGTTGGTAATAAATTATTACACTTCCAGCAGTAATGGGTGCACCCGCGTTGATCTAAAAAAACGCACCATCGTTGGTGAGAGCCCTTTCATTGGTTTCGGTTTTCCCTTCCGCAATATACCCGGCAAATGTGGAATTGTATGGATCGTTATAGTAATTGAACAAACTGATGACGTTAGACGAGAATGAAGTTTGTGCAGATTCCTTCAAAACCACAACACTATTCTTTAGATCGATTGGCTGATTTTTAAGTGTCGCGCCATCCGCGCCGTCCACGCCATTCGAGCCGTCCAGGCCATTCGAGCCGTCCACGCCATTCGAGCCATCCGTGCCGTCCACGCCATTCACGCCATCCACGCCATTCGAGCCGTCCGCGCCCGGCGGGCCAGTCCCGCCACCCGTGCCCGTGTACATAATAATATCATCAAGGTTTCTGTACGACGCCATTCCACTGTTTAACACACAATTAAAATTAATTTAAGACACTGTGAACCACAGACTTATCGATAGGTTATCCAATTCGGTTCCAGATAGGTCAGTGAACCGAACGTCCAGGGACCGCTGCATACTGATAATACCCGCATTTGCAATGTAGCCACACACTGCGCTCGACGCGAGTTTGCGGTCGGAGTATGCATCTCCGTTGGTGGATTCTGCGACTGGCAGAATTGCAAACGAACCGTTCGCGTGTACGTTGTTACTCTTGACCTCGCCGTGCACCCCGGCGACGTGCATGACTAGAACCTCGTTCGTGCATATGCCATGAACAGTGTACTTAAGCAGTGTAATACGAGACGGTGCATATCCTCCTGGCGTCAGCCCCATATTCAGGGTCAGTTTTGGATTCGACAGTTTGCGTGTCACGTACATGGGCCAGTAGAACTTCTCGTGGTGCTCGCTGAACGAGGCGAGCTGACGCGTGGCGGCGTTGCGCGACACTAGGCGTGCGAATGGGTAATCCGATGGATTCTGAAAATCCGTAATCAGTGTCTGTGCAACGCCAAACGCGTCTACGATGCACGGCTTCCATGAAAGGTCGCCCGGTCTAAGTACGGCGTCTCGAACCATGGGGATGCCGGGGATATACGTATTCAGATTCAAAGGCTGTGACAGACGGAAGCACAGTCGAGCACATGATTCTTCGTACGGAAACGGATTCATGCGTTCAAACTGCGTGGCGTCCACCCCCTCACCGCCATAGGCTCCAACCAAACTAACCACGTCCCTTGTAAGGTCGGTAATCCCACCGTTGTGTAAATACCGTGGTGGAGACTGCTTGTCTCCATACAGAATAACATCGCTGGTTCCACCGACCGTGGCGTCGTTATACTCCGATGCAAGGAGAATTGTAGTGCCCGAGTAATTGCGCAAGTAGTCCACTTTGGCGACTTCTTCCACCCGCGCGGTCACATAATTCAAATCGTTGCTGTCAATGCGCAACTCGTCGCCCACCTTGATACTCATAGTCACAATAGCACCACTATCTTGGTGCTTGCTCTGCAGAAACGAATAGTCGAACGTCCACATGGGCATAACCCATGGGCTCGCTGCGGACGTGCGCTCGCCGGCGGCGCTGAACGCGGGCTGTTGCATAACCACCGCAGTCTTCTTGGTAGAGTCCAGCACGACGGACTGCACACTGCATGCAAACTTCTCTGTGCTCTCTCCAAGGTGGTTGCTCAGGAATACGGGCGTCGACATTCTTGATATACACCTTGGAATTTATTTATAGTTTCGTTTGAAATACGTTCTTGCGGTTCGTATGATCCACGAGCGCGTCAGTGATCAGCTTCACAGACTGCTGCGGCAGGTCTGGATGGAACACCGTCTGGGCTCCGACGGCGGCGCGGATGTCGCGGCTGTGAATATTGCCGTCTGTTTCGGACTCGACTCTCGCGACCGCAGTGTCGACTCGCTTCTGCATACTCCCAGCACGCGCGTATGTGTACGCAATTGCGACTGCGAGTCCAGTGGACCAGGTCGCCATGCTTTACCCAAGTCTCAGATTTTTTTGGTCTCGTCCTGTTTAGACGCGTGGTTCGCGAGTGCCGCCTCAGCGACGCCCTCCGCGAATGCTTCGGGGGAGCTCGCCACAAACTCCTGCATCCACTGCACCGCGGCCTGCTTGTTTAGACGGTAGTTGTTGCGGCTCAGGCCGAAATGTACCTTGACGTGCCGCGGCGCTAGAATCACACAGCGGTCGTAGTGCATACTGTGCATAACGGACTCGATGATGCGCGTGTTGCAGCGCATCTGGCGCTCGACGAGCACGCACTTCGCGTTATCGAAGAAACGCGCGTGGCGCGCCACGAATGCGTGCACGTACTCCACATTGCGCGACGGCATGTAGCGCCCTCCAGTCACGAGGGACTCGGAGTTCCAGTAGCATACGGAGTTGCTCTCACAGTCGAATACGCAGATCCCGAGGTTCTTGATGCCGACGTCAATAGAGATTATAAAATGGTTCATCGCTCACGGCGGTATTTTTTTAATGCTATATACTCGTGTATTGGAAGTTTATGGGACTAGTGGCTGCTAGATCGCTGCGTATAGACACGACTTGCTTGCCCACGGGGGAATACAACTTAAACTTACATATGAAATTTCTTAATAAACATGCAAAACACGACACAAACACAATCAAAGCCACGAACCACACTGTCGACTCTGACGATATCAAATCAGTCCACACACTATCAGTAACGTTATCGAATATCATCATTTTATGTAATTATATTAGATTTATAATCGAGTATCAAATCAAGCGAAGCTCACGAGAGCGCGCCCGTCGCGGATCTGGAGCCAGTTGTAGCTCACGGCCCACACGTCCATGTAGAACTCGCAGTCGGTCGCTGCGGCCGTGAGCGAGCCCGTGAACGCGCTCACGTCAAACAACAGCTTGGCGTGCGACACCTTTGAGAAGTTCACGGAGCCAGACGGGTTGTCGCCCTCCGGATCGATGCACAGCGGATAGACGAAAATAGACTTGTCGTCGTGCGCGTGTCCCAGCTGGGTCATTGCACGGTCAACTCGCAGTGCAGAAAGATCGCCACTCTTGTTAGACGCGTGGAACATGTTGTGCTTGATCTTATTGAGGTCATTGTTGCCGAACACGGCGCGCTGACGCCCGACGACCATATCCTTGAGGTACTCTCGCGAAACGCCGTCGTTGATTGCGTTGTGGCGCTCTGTGCCGTTGAGGCGGAGTTTAATGTTGTTCACGTCGAGGTTCACGGCGTATGCCGCACTCATGTCGCCCATATACGAGTTAGTAACGCCGTCGATGTTCGGGTCTCCAGAGGCATTGCCATGGAAGGAGAAATAATTTTTCCCGCTGGGTCCCCGCTTCAACACAGTATTCGTCGTGTTACTGGATACATCTGGCGTCATCTCGGAAGCGCGGCGAAGCGTGAAGATGAGCTCCTTCACAGGGTGCAGGAAGTTGAGGTCGATGTCGACCTTGTGTGCCGTTCCAACACTGGAACATTTAAACGTCTTAATCTCACGCACGTGCTGCCACTCCTCAATCAGACGGACCTGCTCCTTGGATGCAAGCGCCGTAGCCTCGGGTCCAGAAAGGCTGTAGTAATGGCACCGCAGGCGGAAATGCTTAAAGATACCGGAAGGGAACGCTGGAATGGAAAATGCCGTAGAAGAGGTTCGGCCCATCTGCATGATCTCCTCTAGGGAGCGCAGGCGCAGAGTCACGCGGATGTCATTGACGCCGTGCAGCGCGGCCATTGGGAAGTACTTGCCGGGGCTCTTGGTGAAGAAGAAATCGAGCGGCACGTGGTACGATTTCTTTGAAATGTCTGGAGCAATAACTTCAATCGCACCGGCATTGTTCTTTCCGCTCGTGTTGATAACGCGACTCCATGGATCAGCCCCGTCAGACTGCGGGTATTCGTCGAGTCCACTGTAGTTACCGGTATTCCGAGACCACGGAATCTCCGCCTCGTCATTAATCATCGCAGACATGCCAGTCGAACCAACCTGCGTCGACTGGCGCGCATTCTTCTGCTTGAGTTCGTTCATAATATAAAGCTGGTCACCAGTGACGCGCTGCAGGACAGTCGACCCCACTGTGAACTCTGCGTAGTCAATCATCGCATACCCCACAGACTCCACCCACGAGTACGTATGCGTATCATCCCTCACCGTCGGCTTGTTGAATGCGAACGCGAGGTCCATACTACCGAGGAGGTCGCCGCTCTGCGGGAGCAGAAACTGGATCGTCTGGCCCAGCGACGCGTTGTTCACGGGCTCGACGTCCACGAGCTCCATCTGGAAGTTGGACGTGCGCTGGTAGCCCGGGTCCACAAAATACGACTTGGAGTTGTCAAATAGAAGTTGGTCCTCCACACCCTGGTTGAGGGCCATGTGCGATGACGGCATGGCTGAACGCTCTACTATTGAGAGAGTCAGAAAGTTTGCAGGTTATCGTAAATCGCTGCGAGAGCGGGGTGCGACGCGACCGCAGCCTCGTTAGCACCGTCCACCTGCCGCCGCGCCGATGCCACTGTGGCGTCCTGGGGGAGGTCACTCCGCCCCATCGTGTTCACTGCCGAGTCCACCTGTATCTTCACACTACTCGCCGTCGCTAGATGTGGCGGTTTCGTCTTCGAGATGGAATTGGGGCTCTTCGTCATCAGTATCCTCAGTGCGTGATACCCCCCGAATAGCACCAGCAGACTCGTTACGGCTGTAGGCACGTTCATCACTCTTCTTCTCGCTATTGGAAATTTCTGAATTCAGGCGCTCGATCTCCTCGCTCATGCCCGCCATCCTGCGCGTGCGCGCCTCGTCGTTGGCCCGCGACTCCTCCCACCACCGACGCACTTCTTGGTACCCTGGGTCGGCGTGCATAAGCGTGCTCTTGATGTCCTGCAAGTACGGCTTGCCCCACGGAAGCTGCGTCGCCTGGCCCCACATCCTATATCTTCTGCATAAGAAACTTTATTAAATGACATTCAATTTCCCTCCTTTCTTTTTAATGCGTCTGGTATCTTTACTTTGGACCATTCTGCTGACTTCTTTACTTACTTCAAGCGCCAACCTCTTACGTTTCAAATTAATTGAATTTGTGTACTTAGTTTGGGCATCTCGAAGCTTTTGGATCATCGCAGCCTTTTTTCTGTCAGGGGCGTTAGACGATTCAATGACTGCAATGATTTTATCTGTAATTAAATCATTATAATACAGTTGAAGATCTAAATCTCCTTCGTATTTCTCTTTTACCGTCGAAACTGAAGTGCTGCCGTCGAGCTGTATTTCACCGCTCAAAGTTCCAGAATCAATCAAATCGCTTACTTTGCGGATATAGTCATTCACCTTTTCGTTCATTATGAATGCAATTTCTTCGTTAGAAGGCTTTGATTGTGCACCGTCGCCAGTGTCCATCTGCGATTGTCCGTCTAATACCCTCTGAATTTTCAGCAATTCAGTATTGGATGCAGCTACAGCCGCCTTCTCTTGTTTATAGATTGTCAATGTAGTGTCTTGTTGTGTAGAGAAGTCTTGCAATCGCTTTTTTGTGTCAATCTGGGCCTTCTCTCGATATCCGAGTAGTATAACATTATTGGACTGGTCCTGCTCCTTCATCTTTATCATAAGAGTCTCCCTCGCCATGGGATCGTTAGTGTTCTCCCATTGATCTTTCAGCATTTTCATACCCGTGGCCATTTTGTCCCGTTGACGAACGTATTCGCCTGCATAATATAGTACCATCTTTTTATAAATTTCTCTCATCATATTGAGGTATGCGGTACTCGCGAGTGTGCTTTGGAAGTCACGTTCACCCTGTTGGAATTCCAATGTCATTGCCTTAATTCTGTCGAACTCTGCATTGTTTGCACTTGCTTGTCGCTGTGCCTGCTCGAAAGCACGTTCATCTGCTTGAACACGATACTGTAAGAATGCCTTTAGCACATCCAGTTGTATGGTAGCCTGAACAGCAGTAGCTGCTATGTGAAGCCTGTTGCTTTCAGTTACAGCAGCCAATGCCAATTTGCCTTGCTGGACCTCTGCGTCGTCTCGAGATTTGGTGAGTAGTCTGTTATATTCAGCTGCATTTACTCTTGCATTAAGGATCGACTTCTCTTCCGCTTGTTGTTGGAGTACGAGTTGGTTCTTTTGAGACTCTACCAGACGTGCATGCTCGTCCGCCTGTGCTTGACGTGCATCCTCGGCTGCAGTTGCCTTTGCTTTATTATCAGCATCCAGTATCTGTTGTCTTTGTAGTGACGCCTCGTAGTCCGCTGTCTCTTTTTCAACGGCCGCGGCCTCAGCTTGCATTTGTCTTTTTTCAATGTTTACCCGTGCTGTTGCTGCTTTAGCTTGTCTCACTGTTTCACGAGCAATGCTGGCATCTGTTGCAACTTTATCCTCGTCATCTGCGTCGTTCCGTGCCTTTGTCACTGCATCTCGTCTCGCTTTTTCACGAGCTGATTCATAATCTGCTGCTTCCTTTGATGCCTGATTATCTGCATCTCGCTTCAATTGCGCACGTCTAGCTTGTTCTCTTGTCTGTTGTAACTCGTGTTCAATATTACGTTTTGCTTCATCTGTTTTGTACGTACTAGGTTTACTCGTACCTGCTGTAGGTTTGTAAGATTTACCCTCACCTGTGTAAGGTTTGAATTCCGAGTATGTGTCAGGCTTAGTTGGCTCTGTGTCCGGGTCTGCGTACTCCATTGACGCTGCGTCATCCATTGGGTTATTTTCCATCATCTGACTTGGCATCTTTGGCCCAAAGAGAGAGCGATCAAAGTCATTCATAGTGGAGTGATTGAAGTTCACAGCCTCGCTAACGGGCATCCCCTTAACCCACGTCTTGAAGTATGCCCATGCATCGTCCAAATTCTGTGGTCCGAACTCTGCGAGTTGATTAAGGTCCATCGTGTCATGCTCTGATGCCATCTTTGAGTCTATCAGGTATTGCCGGACTCCGGGCAAATGCGTGAGTTGAGAGTTGCCCCACCACGTAGGCTTCCAGTTGTCTTTGGGTCCCACTTCGCCGTCCATGAAATGCCGCCGCTCAACAACACCATTCCTCGTGTCGTCATACGCATTCATTTCAGTGTTGTCAATGTGTTTTCCTTGAAGCCAAAGACTGAATTCATTGTGGAGTGCCGCTTTCGCCTTGCGTCTAAATCCGGCCGTCGCCTTCTGTGTGTAAACAAGTTGATCTATGCCTTCCAGCGCTCCTCGATCGTATTTGGTCCCAAGGCCAGCATCGCCCAATGCATTCGATAGATACTGCATATCATACATCAGATACGACGACTTCGATGCTCGCGGCACTGCACGAGCGCCCGTGTTCCACACCATCCAATTATTAATACATTAGAACACATTTCTGAACATACAGTAATACTGATGGAGCTCGCGCAGCAGCATTCTGTGGACTGGCACACCGCCCGCCGCGGCAAACTCACCGCGTCTAATTTGGGTTCCGCGCTCGGACAAGTGAGCTACACGACCCGCGCAGAGGCACTGCGGCGCGCGCTCAGGACGGATACTTTCGTCGGAAACGTCGCAACAGACCACAGCACCAAGAACGAGCAGAATGCGATCGTCGACTACCAGATACTTACCGGAAACCTCGTGGATGCGACGGGGTTGTGGATTCACCCGGATTACACGTGGCTCGCCGGATCACCGGACGGGTTTGTTGGTGACGATGGCATGGTGGAGGTCAAATGCCCCTTTTACAAACGCAAGAATGGGCAGCGTC